CGGTAGCGTGCCCGTTTTCTTCGCCGTCACCGTCGTCGGGCGCTTCCTCCCTGGCGATCTCCAGGCCGAGCATGATGGGCGACTTGAACTTGCCCTGGTTGGGGCATCCTTCGCAGCCACCGGGGTTCTCGCGTTCAAAGGTTGTGCACAGGTGTGGGCCACCAATGTCCGAAGCCTTCTTCTCGGTCTCCCCCTCTGAGTAGCCGGGGTAGTCCTTCGACATCTTGTGGATGGCTTCGTCGCGGTCGATGCAGTGGGTCGCAATAGACAGGGCCGAGCGCCACAGGTTGTACTCGATGTCGGCTTGGTTCTCGTAGCAGTAGAGCAACTGCTTGCAGCCATCGCCCTTGGCCGACTTGATCATGATGGTGCTGAAACGCTTGACGCGATCTTCCAGCATGGATTCCATCAGGGGGCTCATCCGACGAGGGATGTAGTCGCGCTCTTCCTCAGGCTCGGGCGCGTTGATCAGCGCCTTCCAGTCTTCGTAGCTGCGTACGTCGTACTGATCGTTGACGACGGTTACGACCTGAGGGTTCTGTTTGTCTTTGAAGTTGTACGTGCCGGGTTCTCGCAGCACGCGAGACGCCTCGAACACAGCCGTGTCCACGATCAGCTTTTCTTCCAGCGCAAGATCGCGCAGGCGCTTGGACAACGACTCCCACACATTGCGGGGGATGGTCTCGGACAGCACCCAGTAGAAGTGCAGGCCGTAACCCGAGTCGATGATGATGGGGCGGGGGAGCTTGAACTTTAAGCAGAAAGCCCTGACTGCTTCCAGACCAGTACGCTGATCTATGTAGCCGCAGATCTTGCCCTTCTTGTTGGGCGCTGCTTTGTCTGGACCGCAGTCAATGTCCATCCACAGTGCGCGGAAGAACTTGGCGTTGGAGTGCTCTCTGTGTCCTGCATCCCCATACTTGGCGCAGCCGAAGTACGCATCGAAGCCGTTATCTACGAGCCACTGAGTCTTGTCATCAAGCTCTTTGCGTGTCTCGTGGAACGTCTGCTCTATGTATCTTCCCTTGCCCCATGAGCAGTACATACCCTCTGGAGGGAGTACTACGCTTAGCAAATCAAAGTTGCTTGTCATTAGGCACCACAAATAGGATGTAGTGCAGGGCCGAAGCCCCGCACCACCCGGATTACTTCGTCAGGGTTTTGATGTATGTGAGGATCGGGCGCAGCAGCTCTCGGCTGGGCTCGTGCACCCCGGCAAACCAGTTGTAGACGGTTTGACGAGACACACCGAAGCGTTCAGCAATCTGAGCCACTGGCACCCTCTTCGCTATACACAAGCGACCCAGAGCCACGCCTACCTGCCGCTTATCTGCACTCTTGTTCAGATCGACGGTGTATTGGCTGTATCCGCGAGTCATTGATTACCCTTCTTCGCTCCAGGCAGACACCACATCCGACAGGTTCTTCTTACCCGTGGGTTCGGCGTCGGCCTTCTTGCTTGCGCGCTTGGTCGGCTCGGGCTCCTCGGCTTTGGGTGCGGCGAGAGCGGGCTGCTTCGTTACACCGTCGGCTTGGGAGGGAGTCATGACCACGAGAGCCTTGGTCTGCTCAGTACCGGCAACCTTGGTCACCACTTCGTACTCATTACGCTTGACGTAACGGGCCGGGTTGAACAGCACAGACTGGTTGTCGTTGTCCTCGTTGAAGGAGATGCGCGTCACCACGTAGTCGATGCTCTTGCCGTTGCTGCTCAAGTACTTGGTGTAGTTCTCGAACGTGAACGTGCCGTCACCACCATCACCGAACAGCGACTTGGATGCAAGGTTCATCTGGTAGACCTCCCCTTCCAGGTTGGTGCCGAAGTCCTGCTCCAACACAACAGCGATGCGGCGGCTGTAACGGCACGCCTTGGACTGACCCTGACCCGAACCTTTGACGTTCTGAGGGCAGTCGTTGCAGTTGTGGTGCTGCGGGTTAGCTGCCTTAGCATCGGGCTTGTTGCCGTCATTGCTGAAGCAGTCGGGTGCAGTCGGCTCGGCATCGGGACTCCACGCCTTAGCGTAGAAGATGCGGCCCACCTTCGGTGCGGCATTGACGATCACGGCGTTCAGGTCGCCCTTGATCTTGCCCATCTCCTCGCCGCCGACGACGAGTTTGAACGTGCCGTTCTTGGGCACGATGCGCTTGATGCCAGTCTTGTTACCCGCGAGTTGCTTGGTCAGCTCGCTGACACCTGCGGTTTGCAGGAACTCGGGTACATCTTGGCTGAGGATGAGATTGCTCATTTCTAACTTTCCTTTGAACGTCTAACGACCACGGTGAACTCCCGCTCGACATTGAGCCCAGCAGGTTGAACGTCGGGATTCTCTTCAAGAAACTGCTTCATGTGAGTCTGATGAAGCCGCTTCTCCAGCAGGGCAAATGCACGATGCTTCTCGATGAAGCTGTACATCGAATCCCAGTCATTCGTCCAGTACCGTGACTTGACGGAACGGATGACGGTGCCTGCATTGGTCTTGATGCTGTTGGCGTCCACTGACTTGCAGATCTCCAGCATCTCGCTTTCGATGAGCGTGAGTTGGTTCTCCAGCTCTTCGTCTGCACGCTCGTAGTTGCGCTTGAGATCGCTGCGTGCATCCCTGATCTTGATGTAGGTTGCAGTCAGCTGTTCAAGCGGCACGCCGCTGATTTCAGGGGTAGGTTGGGCTTGGACTTCGGCGTCCATGTTAGCTCCTTCGTTGTTGTGATGGGGTCTATTATGCGGGCTTCCTTGACTTTGTCAAGTGCCTTCGCTCATTTCTTGTTTGTACAGCTCAACTATCTTCGCGTGGTTGGAGATGTTGTCGCGCAGCAGGGCGTACAGACGCGCCTCGATGGGGCTCCCCTTGATGTGCACCACTGTCATGGCGTTCTTCTGGCCGGGGCGGTCGATGCGTGCGTTGGCTTGCAGGTACGTCTCAACACTGGTCACGGGAGCGTACCAAACGACAGTGTCGGCTGCGGTCAGGGTAAGTCCGTGGGATGCCGCTTGCGGCTGGATGATCAGCACCTTGGGGTCGGCTTGCTCCTGGAAACGCTTGACGATCTCTGTGCGCTTGTGCACGGGCACCTCACCGTTAATCACGTCGGACGTGATGCTTTGCTTGCCGAGGTAGTCGTGGATCTGCTTGATCGTGTGCGTGAACGGAACGAACACCAGCACCTTGTTGGACGACTCGTCGATCACCTCGGTCACTGCACGTAAGCGATTACTTGCATCGAAGTCCACGACCTCGCCCGTGTCGGTGTAGACCGAGCCGCATGCAATCTGGAGCAGCTTGTTGAGCTTGACCGCTGCGTTGACCGCGCTGATCTCCTCCCCTGCCGCCTCCATGAGCATGTCGGTTTTGAGCTTCTTGTAGTACTTGATCTGCTGCGGCGTCATAGGTGCGTCCCGGTCGGCGAACGTGACCTCCGGGAGATCAAGGCACTGACGCTTCTCAAATCTGATGGCCGGTTGTAGTACACGATGCACGATGGATTGGGCCGCAGGCTTGGGTGCCCACCGATACTGCGTTACGGGGTACATCACCTGATCACGGAACTGCCCGTAGAAGGGGGGCACACCGTCCGGGTTGACCAGCTTGGCCAGACCGTAGGCATCCACAGGCGACTGCGCGGCGGGTGTACCCGTGAGCATCCACAGACCTTTGACGTGCTTCATCACGTCGCGCAATGTCTTCCATCTATCGGTCTGCGCGTTCTTATAGGCAGAGGCTTCATCGACCACGATCAGGTCGAACCCACCCGCGATGATCTCGGCCTTGCAGATGGACACGCCGTCGAAGTTGATGATGACGTACTCGGCACCAGCTCTGATGATCTCCTTGCGCTTAGTCGCGCTGCCGTAAGCCACATCGACACGGCGGTGCACCGCAAACTTGAACAGGTCTTGCTGCCAAGCAGAGTGCATGATGGACAGAGGGCAGACGATCAGCACGCGGCGGATCAGCCCCATCTTCATGAGGTAGTCGGTTGCCCATATCACCGAGGCCGTCTTACCCGTACCCTGCTCGTTGAAGCAGAAGGCTTTGCGTTGGCCAGACAGAAACGCAGCGGTTTCTTTCTGATGCAGGAAGGGAGACAGCCCCGGAGGGCATGGCCAGTTGTAGCCGGAGAGAAAGTCCTGTTGCTCCATTAGTTACTTCTTCCGCTCCCGCTTGCTCGTCTCGGACACGACCTTGTGGTTAGAGTTGCGCTTGAACGAACGGTTGGCGCTCGGCGATTGCAGCTTGACGCCATGCTTGTTTGTGCCGCCTTTGCTCAGGGCAACACGGTGGGCTAAGTCTTTGCCCTGGCGTGCATCTGCCGCTCCGTTTCCGTCGCGGTCGGCTTTGCCTTTGTCGAACGACTCGCGTGCACGCTGACGCTCCAGGCGCTCATCGGCTTCGCCACGAGCAAGCTGCTGCTGGTATTCCTTCTTGTAAGGACGGGGTTTATTCACGTAGGGCATCTTTAGCTCCTATTGTGTTCACATGACTTCACCGGACAGAATCGGCACAGGGGTCCGGTGATGGGGTTCCAAACGCCATGCTCAAGCGACCGTTCCAGCTGCTTGATTGTGGGCATGACGCCGCCGATGTATTCCTTGCGGTTACCGATGTGGTGCTCCTTGCGGACGAACTCGTTGCTCACCACGAACAGCAGAGCCGACTTGATCTTAGTCACCTCGGGGAAGTGGGCGAACACGGCTGTGGCCATCAGGTCAAGCTGCTTCACATCTGCGTAGCGTGCGCTCTTGCTCGTCTTGTAGTCAACCATGTGGGCCAAGCCCTTGGTCGGGTCTACGATCAGCAGGTCCACGATACCGTGCCACCACACATCAGGCGCCTTGAACGCGCACGGTGCTAGGTCTTTGGTAAGGCCAAGCTCAAGCTCGCAGTACTTGTCGCCGGGGATCTTCTTCAGCGACTCAAGGATTGGCTCCATGTACGAGTACTTTTTCGGCATGGGCTTGCCGTCACGCACGTGTTCCTCTGCGGCTTTGTGCACGTCGCTGCCGTACAGCGCCGCCTCATGCGGCGTATCCTTAACGTCCTTGGCTACCTTGAGGTGGTAGTACTTCTTCGGGCACTGCTCAAAGGTCTTGAGGCTGCTGTACGACCAGACGATGTTCATTCCTGCCCCCTTGCTCTGATGGCGGCAGCGATGTTCTTGCAAGCCTCATAGTGGCCTTTCCGCGCGTCGTCGCTGCCGTCGCAGAGAAATCGGTTCTGCGCTATCAGGGCGCACGCCTCACGCTCGGCCTCCAACGCCCGGTTCGCTAGTTCCAGCGCGTTCTTCAGTCGATGCAGTTCCGACTCAATTTCTTTAAGTTTGTCGATGGCAGCAAATGTTTTCGCGTGGCTCATTACTTATCCTTCTGCTGCATTACCTTCAAGGCGGCGTGCGTCTCCGCTGCCCATCGAATCGTCTGTAGTGCTTGCTCTAGTGCTTCGTACCAATTCTTCTCAAGCGCCGCCTCGTGCAGCGCCCTCAGCGCGGCCTCCGCTTTCAGGGCGGGGTTTGCGTAGTCAACAATCTCCGTAGGTTTGTCCATGTCCAGCCTCACAGTTCAAAGGTAAATCGGGAGCCCACGAGGGACGTAGGCGCATACACAGCTCAACGAACTCCTGACCAGTCTCAGCTTCGTCTTCAGGAATCAGGCATGCGATGGCGTCATGCACCGTCATCACCACCCGGTACTTCTTGGCGATCATCAGCATCTGCTCACCGATGACGATACGAGCCAATGCTTGACAGATGTTCTCCACCACTTTACCGCCATAGATGCGGTTAGGGAGCACGGTCTTACCCTTCTTGGTGTCATACACGTACTCGTATTTACCGCTCTCGGGGTCTTGACGCTTGCGCAGGTTGGGGTACTTCAGGTACATCCCGTTGGGCAGACGGATGCCCCGCTTGCCTTCTACCTTCAGCAGACCGCCTCGACCTAGCTCGCCAGTCTGGTCGGCAGCAATCCAGTCCAGAGCTTCGTGGGCCTTGCGCCAGAACTCCGTGATCTTGTGGTTAGCTGCGCGGTAGGTGTTGATGATGTGCTGAGCTTCTTCCAACTCCACGACCACAGGCTTCTGACCGCTCTTCAACGCCCCCTGAAACTTCTTGGCCCCCATGCCGTAGCCGCATCCAAGGATCGTGGTCTTGCCCACGAAGCGTTCCATCTCGTCCTTCTTGGTGATGGTTCTGCCGTAGATAGCCGAGGCCATGATGCAGTACACATCCTGCCCCTTCTCAAAGGCTTCGACCAGATCATCCTGTTCAGCAACCCATGCGAGCGTACGCGCTTCGATCTGCGATGAGTCTGAGTCGCAGATGACATAACCCACCGGGGCAACGATGGCCTCCTTCAGCGGGGAGGAGCGCGGCAGGTTCTGGAGGTTGAGCTTGTCGTCCCCGCCCCACCGCCCGGTGTGGGCTGCGTAGTAGCGCAGGGGCACGGGCATCGTTCCACGCCCGGAGATCTCGATGAACCGCTGCGTGCGGGTCTCCTCGATGGTGGACTTCACCCCGAGCCGAGCAGAGACGATGGCCTGTATCTTCGGATCTGGATGCTCAAGCAACGCCTTGAACGCTTCATCGGACTTAGAGAAAGCGTACGTCTCCTTACCCGTGGTCGGGCTGATCTTCATCGGCGGCTCGACGTTGAGTATCTTGAGCGTTGCAGCGAGCTTGTGGTTGGACATGAGTTGGTCTTTGTCCACCATCGTCACGGCGTCGAGTAGCTCTTTCTTCGCTACCTGCACGTCATGGATGTGGTCGAGCAGCAGGTTTGAGTCCAAGTACAGCGTCGGCTCCGAGAACATCTTGATCGTCAGGTCGATCAGGCGCAGCTCGGTCTTTGGGAAACCATCGGACAGGTGATTGAACAGGTCGTAGGTCAGGGCCACATCGTTGCAGCAGTACTCACCGTACCTCGCTAGGTCGAGCGGATTGAAGTCCTGTCGGCGTTTGCCCTTGGCGTTGAGCACCTCCTCGCCCTTGACGCCGATCTCGTAGTACTGGGCTAGGGTAGCAAGGCTTCCGCCAACTTCCGTACCATGAACAGCACGAGCCATGCTGAGAGTATCAAGCCAGCCCCGAGGGCAAATGCCAAAATGCCAATGAAGGATAGCGGCATCAAACATAGCGTTATGAGCCAACGCCAGATTAGAAGGAAAGTCATATTTTTCGAGGAACTGTTTGATTTCCTTGCGGGTTCCTGAGAACCACTCTGGGTCGCTGCCGCCCGTCTGGACTGCCACGCCGATAACTTCAAAGCGTTCATCGCGGATGTACTCCTCGGTCGTCAGCTTCGTCAGACTGAAGTCCTGATCGTAGTAAGTTTCAAAGTCGATGGTCAGTATGTTCACGGGCGCACCAGCTTCTTTAGCTCTTGTAGATTTTTCTTCAGCTCCTGTAGATCTGCCTCGGGGAGTTTGGAGACGACGCTAGCAACATCCTGTGTGGTGGGGAAAACAACCCTTGAAGGTGTGTACTTCAGCGAACTGCCCTGTCGCTCCATCGGTGCTCGGCTTTCGTCCATCAGCATGGAGTTCAGCACTCCCTCGTGAAAATTTTTATAGCGCATATCGGCGAGCGCCGCATTGAACGCCCTAGCTTCGGCTTCGTTGAACCCTAACAATGTTAGGTCTGCGCCATTGAGCCAACCGAAACGGGAGTTCCTGTCTTCAAACTCTTCGGGGTGCGTGCGCATCTGCTCGATGACGATCTTCACAGCGTCTCTTATTTCATCAGCCATTCATCTTCTCCAGTAGCTCGTCTAGTTCGTTGATGTTTGTCTCGTTGATCACCAGGGCCGTACCGCCCTGCGCCTTGATCTGGCCCAGGTGCTTGTCCTGCAACGCTGTCGTTGGGTTTTTACCTGCCTTGGCCTCAACCGCGAGGAAGTGCCCCGCCGCACAGCACAGGAAGTCGGGCACGCCGCTGTTGCCGTAGCCCGTGCCGATAGGCATCGCGTAGTAGACGCCGTGCTTCTTGAGGATGGCCTTGATCTTGTCCTTGACCTTGGACTCAGGCGTTGCTGCCATTACTCGACCCACTCCATGTAAGTGACGCCCTTGTGTTGGTAGATCGCCAGATGGAAAGGTTCTCGCTTGCTTGGTATGACCTTCTCGCCGTCCCACTCGCCACCATGACAGTGCTCGCAGGTGAACTCAATGGTGAGGCCGTGCCTACGGCTGCTCGGGTTGTGCGTCTCCTCGCTCGGGAACTTGATCGCCGTTACCTCGTGCCCGTTCTGCGAAATGACCGTGGTGTACGGCTCGTCCTCTCTACGCTCGTAGATGGCTGTGTTGCCTTGGTGCAGGTACACCTCGTCGCACTTGGGACAGCTCAGCGCGGTGGGGTCGTCCGGTGTGAGGAACACCAGCTCTCGCTTCTTCCACATGGGTAGCTCCTTCGTTGTTGTGCGCCCATCTTACCACCCTCCTTGACTTTGTCAAGTACCCTAACCCTCTTCGGGAACTGGTGCATACCCGGACATGGCCGGGCGATGCCTAACATTGTTAGGGCGTAAAAAAGCCCCGCAGCGCGGGGCATGCGGGGCAGGTGGGGCGTCACCCCCTTGGAGAAAACTCAATGACGCTCAGGCCGTGATGTTCAGCACATCACGCAGCTTGGTAGCGTACCAAGCCATCTTCCCGGCGTCAATGTCGGGCGCACCCTTCTTGCCGATGCGGGAGGCGTACTTCAGGGCACTGCCCTTGAGGTAGCCGATGTATTCCTCGCGGGTCAGCTTAGCCTGGATGAAGTCGATGGTCTCGATGCCACCTGCCCTGTAGTGGGGCGGGTGATTGACCAAGTCGGGCTTCGAGAACAGCTCTCCCTGCACAAGCCCAACTACCGCTTTCTTGTGCACCGCATCAATGTCCACGGGCTTGGCCTTGGGCACGGCGGGACTAACTTTGTTAGTCTTCTTGTACTTAATTGCGTACACCAAGCTGATCTTAACGCCCAGCTGCTCGGCCACATACTTGGCCTTGGCGTTGGGGTTTGCGGCCAGGAAGCGGCGGATCTTCTCACTCATCGACAGTCTTTTGCGTCCCATTTTGGGGCTCCTTCAGTTTCAGTTCGTCTCTAACATACTCGGTAAGAACAGCACGCATTTGGGCTTGCTTGTCTTTGGGATGGTATTTGTTGAAGTAATCCATCACTTCGCGGCTTAGCCTCATGCTCGTTGCAAAGAGGGCAGGTTTCTTACCCGGTCCCCGACCCCTTCGTTTTGGTTGCTCTGTTGCTCCTTCTTCCATTCAAGCTCCTTCGGTTGAAATAGTCTTCCTTCGGCCCCGCATGGGCCTCGGGTTCGGTTGTCGATGCAAGTGCCAATCCCCTTGCTTGCGGTGTAGGGATTGACGGCACAGCGCATGACCAAGTTGCCAGAGTAGATGCGAGGACTATCTTCGCTCGGTCGGTAATGCTTGCATCGTTTGCACAGTTCGCGTTGAGTTCCCCATTCATACTTCGGTAGGGTGAAAGGCATGGCGTTTCAAAAGATGACACAACTTATCAGCATACCTGCAAGTAGAACGGCACAGACCGCAAGGGACAAGGCCACACGCCCAAAGTCCTCAAGCGTCTGATCTATCTCGTGCCTCTGCCTTTCCACGGCGCTCACTCCTTTCTTCCATCATCCGCTCGGCAATATCAAAGGCGGTGCGGGACACCGCCTCCACATAAGCAGGTTCATGCCCTGCACTCAGCACGCCTAGCATCGCTAGCCCTGCGTAAAAATCTTTAAGATGTTCGTCATCCATTGCTATCCCTAACATTGTTAGGCAGCTGCCTGTTGAACTGTCTCATGCTTGCTCAGTCGGCTCTCTACCTCCTCAAGCAAGTCAGCAATATCCTGGTCGAGCAAGTGCAACTTCTGTGACCACCGAGCGATGGTCAACCGAATGTCGCGCAGTAGCTCTTCCTTCTGCGACTCGTTGCTTACCACCTCTGAGGTAAGCCGATACCCGCCGCCATTCTCCCGGTCAGTCGGCAGACTGACGAACGCCCGGATGGACACGGGTTCTGTCTCTACCAGAGTAATCCGACAACGCTGGATCAGCGACCGTGCTTGCTCCTTGCGGTAGCTCTCAGCAGCCTTCGTGTTGTCCCACTCGAAATGCTTGTGCAGGATGCTGTCGGCTCTGCTCGCCTCAGTAATCACATCCTCCACCTTGAGCACGCCACCATTGCGCCGTGCCATGTCGGTTAAAAGTTTCCGTTCCTCTTTCATGTTTGCTCCTTAGTTAAAACCATACCTGCCGTGCCTTGCCATACCGCGCCATTCCTGTACGCGCCATTCCGCTCCTGCCTTGCACTACCTCGCGTCGCCGCACCTCGCCCGTCCAAGCCGGGCCTTGCCTGACCTGCCTCACCGGACCGAATCTCTCCAATCCCGGACTTTCCATACCTGCCTATCCAGATCAGACCTGAACGCACCAAACCTTGACTTGCCTTGCCCCGCCAGACCTGCCTAGCCACACCAGACCTGACCTAGCCCCGACTTACCCCGCAGAGCCATGCCTGCCTGATCGCACCGGAACCCGCCTAGCCTTAAGCGCCTTGCCACGCCTGCGTTGCCGTACCCAACCGGGCCTTGACCGACCTCGCGACACCTTTCCAGGCCGATCCTGGCCTGCCTTGCCGAGCCTTACCGCGCGACACCGTGCCAAGCCGACCCTAGCCTGCCTTACTGGATGCCGTACTTCTTGATAACCTCCTTCTCCCTTTCAGTCGGCACTACCTGAAACAAACCAAACCCACAGCCTGCGGATGCTTTGCTGTCGGGACGGCCTGCGCCGATACCCACCTGCAACCCGCACCGGGAAACTAGGTTGAGTACATCCACCATCTTGAACTGCTGCGTGTCGTAGCGCACTCGCAACCGTGCGGCCCAGTTGCGGTACATGGGACGGGCTCGCACATCCACTACACCTGTCGCGTTGCGGGTATGCGCGGTGTAGGTATGGCTCTCGCCGTAGATACGCACCAGGGGAACGCCATCGTTCCTGTCGAACCCATCGGCCTCGATGAACGCAGACAACTTGGCAAGCGTCATCTTGAACCCAACCAGTCGGCATGCGCTGATCATGGCGGCACGGAACGCAGCAGCATTCATGCCTTCCCAATTCTCTGCGCTACGGTAGCGTGCTTCCTCGGCGTCCTTCTCAAAGTCCCGAGCCTCTCGGTTCTTCTTGTTCCTAGCCGCTTGGCCTTCGGCCATCTTCGCCATCAGCTCGGCCTTCTTGCTGAACCGCTCGACCACCAGGGGCGCGATGCCCTCGATGTAGAAATCGGTTACGCCG